CATCGTTTTCTCCTAGTGTTTTGCTAATGCCATTCTCATTTTCGGTAACTGATTTTGTGCGTTGCCGATAAAGATTGAGGCGTGAATAAATTCATTTTTTTGTAACGATTTTTGTGCTTGTTGAAGCTGAATAATTGCTTCGTTTAGCTGGAGTTCTAGCTCTGCTTTGCGTGAATCGGTCATCATAATTACCCCTAAAATGGCTTGTCTCTCATACGCTCGCAAAACGCTTGGCGCTGTTCTGTCCATTTAATATTTTTACCCTTTGCTGAAAGATTGGCGACTTCCCATTTAAAAGCAGCTTCTGCATAATTGCCTCCAGCCTCTAGCTTCGCTGCTTCTTCTGAGTAATGCTTATAGCGGTCAAATTTTTGTGTACTCATAATGTTCTCCGGTGGTTTAAAACTTATTATGAACGCCCCTTAAAATCAGGTTTAAAGAGCGTTTAAATGAGCTTTAATCTTGGTCAATAACCAGTAAGACGATAGTTAAAAACATCGCAATCACAAAACAGATAACAGGGATATTCATTACTATTGCTCCACACCATCAATAGTGACTTTGCAACCTTGTTGTTTAAGTTTATATACGACTCTTGCCAAGATTTCAGAACGTGTAACTAATGACGCGATAGTGTTTTTATGCCAGTCTTTTAAATTCATAACTTCTAAATAAACCAGCACCATCAATAACAGCAGAGCATTATTCATTAATGCCTTACCAGCTTCTTTATCAAGCCAAATAAAAATAAATCCCGCAATCATGGACACCATGAATTGTGCTCGCACAATATTTAGAACAGTTAGCCATTTTGGTAATTTAAATTTCATGATTTAATCTCCTGCTCAAATGGTTTGATGATGAACTCTTCTTCGCCAGATCTAATGTTAATCCCTTCGATTTTTGAAACCGCTTGAGGGTTAGCTAAGACAGCCTCTTTATTTACTTCTTGTTTAGTACGAATAAATTCGTGTAAACCGAAATTTTCAAGCACTTCAATCACTGATTCGGCATTACGAACACTCACCGACGGCGGCTTAATTCGCCATTGAACTTCGCCAGTTAAAAACGAGCCTGTTTTGCATTTTCCATTGTCTGTAAGATCATTACGGTGAACCTCACACCACATCTGCACGCCTTTTTGCATTGGCTTTAACTGGTCTTTAATTTCTTCCACTAACGGCGCATAACGTTCTGAAATTGCTGCAAGCTCATCGTTCATTTCTGTACTTAAGCGTAAGAGTTCACGTTGTTTATCTCCGATCTCTTTAATCGCACTTTGTACTTCATCACGGCTTTGATAAATTGCCGTTTGAGTCGCACTTTTCATTCGGTTTCTAGTCGGTTGTTTTGCCATTTTCTTCTCCTAAAGATTGGATTGCGTTAATAAACTCACTGGCTTCAAAGCTGTCTGCAAAAATACGTGCAGACTTTGCGAGTACCATGTAATAACTGTTGGATTTATTGATTTTTTCAAACTTAATTGCCCAGTCCCCAGCGTCTGTGGTATCGACTATGGCGTATTCCTTGCCATCTTCGAGCTCCTCCCAGCGTAGTGGTGGTTCAATTACTTTCTTTCCTACAATTGCTTTGGGCGATAGCGGTGGTCTTTTCATAAGTTTCTCCTGTTTGTTAATGTCGATAATCTGTTGATTTCCATTTAACTTTTACGCCACTTATCATTGCGTAATGCAAATAAATACGATGTCCGTTTTGAAATGTATGACCGTAATTAACTGCTTTGCCTTGTCTTAGCATCTGCTGTGTTATATTGTTTGCTCGAGCGATCAAACTTGGATGTCCATGGTCGGTAAAATCTACACACTCAATATCAATTCCGAGCTGATTACACTCTAATAACGCAAGTTCTAAGCCAACAATTTTTCCGTAAATTACTGCATTCACAGCGCTGAGAGGGCGTTCAATTTCTTTTTGTTTAGCCATTTTTTATTCTCCTTTTCCAAGTAGCTCTTGGCGTGCTTTAACGATTAAATCTGCGGTAATCAGTTTGTTTGAGCCTTTCGCCACCATGCCTGCTAAGCGTAGTGTTTGGGTTAAAATACGTAACCCTCCGCCGGTCTCAGTAATTGATTGCATAACTTTGAGTGCTTCGTTGTCATCAGCTAAGCCCCAAGCCTGCGCTACAGCTTTTGTGTCGGCTTGTTTGGTTTTCTGAATACTGGTGTTTTTCGCCACTCTCGACCATAATCTTGCGTATTCGTGATGCGGACTGATGCCGCCTTTCATTCGGGTATAAACTTTGTCATTTCCTACTAAAACCAAGCCGATATTTGCCTCTTCTTGCATAATTCGCAGTTCTTCAAGTGCTTCATACGGTAAGTGATCGGCTTCATCAATAATCAACAAACCTTCTGTGCTGTTAATTTTGCGTGCAATTAAGCGAGAAAGCGTGCCTTTACGTCTTGGAGCGTCTGATACTCCCAACTCAAGGGCAATTTCATATAAAATCTCGCTTAAACTTGAACGTGATGGGCTTGCTGTAACAAGCCACACATTCGCACGACCTTTTTTGAATTCCTGAATCGCTTTCGTTTTACCTACGCCCGACATTCCGTACACTGTTGCCATACAGTTAGCGATTTGAGCAAATTCAAGCGTTTTAAAAATCTGCTTTGCAGTTGCCGTTTCAATAAACGCAGGCGCTTCTACAAATTCACGTGCTTGTACTGCTTTTTTCTCAAAATAAGCGGTTAGTTTTGCTTCTACATTTGCAATATCGCCTTTATAGTTACCGTTCAAGTAAGCGGATAACGCGCCTGCGTTAATACCAGCTTCTTTTGCCAGTTTTGATTGCGAAATACCTGTCTCGGCAATGTGTTGCTTGATTTTGTTGATAATTTCCATTGTTTAAACTCCGTTTAAATGTTCGTTTAAATGTTTAAATACTGTTTAAAGCCTTGTGATTATTTGCTTTTCATTGCAACCGCTTTCATAAACGCTTGCTCAAATTCGCTAATATCTTCTTCCTCTTCTTCAACCACTTGTACTTTTCGCACCGTGTTGAAATCCACGATAAATTCTTCTTTAACTAGTACCTCTTTCACACGCTCTTCAATCGGCTCTGGCACTTCAACTTGCGGTTGCAAGCTCGCTAGTTCGTGAGCATTAAGAATATCCAGCGCTTTTGCTTGAGCTTGTGCATTTTTAACAATTTGCTTATAAAGTCGGTTTTGTTCACGCGCAGCGGATGTGTCACCGTAACCTTTTGCATCTCGACAAATCGCTTCTGCGAGAAAATTGCCATTGATGTCATACACATAGGTGTTGCCGTGTAGGTTATCGGGGTCAAATCGCACGACCACTTTCTTATCAGTAATACCGATAAGGTCTTGTGCCCAGTAAACATTAGTTAAGCCGTAAAGTTTGCCCGCAGCTTTGAGCGTAAACTCACCGTTTTGCTTAATGCTGGCGACTTCTGCTTGTAAGAACAGTAAGCGCAGCTGTTCTGGACTTGCTTGTCTGATGTTTGTTGGGTGGTAATCTCGCTCCCACACTTGGTTAAAACTCAATTCCCCACGACACATTTCAGTTTCACGCTTAAGCTGGCTGTTGTATTCTTCAATACCTGCTGCTAATGCTTGTAAGAACACGTCATAATCTACGCCAGCTTTACCGCCGTTATAGTTATCAGGTTTTTCCAATACGTTTTTACCCGTATAAAACCCAGCTAATTCAGGGCGTTTATCTACTTTTTCTCCGATTCCACCTTTACCGAAAGCACGTTCAATTGGTTTTGCTTGCCCATGACCTTCGCCGTAGAGAATCGAGGTAAAATGCACGTCTATACCTAAAATTGGCATAATCCCCTTAGGGTCTAGTTCATCGTGTTTAAAGCGATAACGGTTAGCAATACCGCCAGTCATTGCTTTATTTGCTGCAGCTCGGGTGTTATCCAGCGTAATGGTGTTTGGTATGCCATAATTAAAAATCACATCCATTAGCGCATGACGAATACTGTCGGTGTTTTCAGATATTGATGTCCGATAACCGAGAATTCGACGGGTTCGTACATCTTGCCAAAACCATGTTTTGGGGCGCACGATTTCGCCCGTATGCCATTTCACAAATACATTGTGTTGATAGCCGTCACCGTTAATCCATTCACCTGCTAGCAGGTCTTTAACTGTTCGTCTTAATGC